TAGAATTACAATTATCTCTTGGCACTAGGTTATTGCCTGCTATTTTAAAAGTCACAAAAGCAACAACAGCACTTACTGAAGCTGTAATTAAATTTATAGATTCACCAATAGCAGAAACGGCGGCGATTTTTGCGGGTATAGCTTTTGCAATAAAAGGAGTTTCGGTTGTAGTACCAGCAGTTACTGCTGGACTTGCTGGACTTGCTGTAAAACTACAAATTGCTGCAACTGCTTCGGCTCTTACTGCTACAGGATTAAAAGGAACTGCAGCGGCAGCTCTTCTTGCTGCTGGTGGTATTACAAGAGCCTCACTTGCTTTAGTAGCATTTAAAGCTGCCATAGCAACAACTGGAATAGGTTTGCTAGTTGTTGGTCTTGGTGCTGTAGTAACAAAATTAGTTGAAGCGGCAAAAGAACAGCGAGATTTTAATGAAGCAATTGCAGAGGGAGATAAAATAGCGATCAGGTCTGAAATGCTCAAAGTAGACAAAAGAAGATTTGATATTTTAAGAAGATTAGCTACAGCAGAACAAAATAATAATAAAAGAGCAATAAATTCTTTAAATAAACAACTTAAAATTGAAGAAAATCAATATACATTATTAAGAGATAGACTACATGAAGAAATAAAGAAAACTAATGAGATTGATAGAACAAATAAAAAATTGGAGCAGCAAGAAGAATTAATCAAAAAAAATAAAGAAGCGGCAGAAAAACTTAAAGAAGCAATGATTGCTGTGGGCGAAGAAATAGAAGGCAGTATTAAAAATAATTTAAGGGATGCTATTACTGGCACACAATCATTTGGACAGGCAATGTCAAATGTATTAAATAAAATTAGAGATAAGATTATTGATGCTCAGATAGATAAATTATTAGGAAATTTTGGAGAAAGTTTTGGAGCTAGACAAAATAAAGGCGGCTTGGGTGGATTTTTAGGTAATCTTGGTAGTGGATTGTTAGGAGGGTTATTTAAAGCAAATGGTGGCCCTGTAAAAGCTGGTCAGTCTTATATAGTAGGTGAACGCCAACCCGAATTGTTTGTACCTCGCACATCTGGAACAATACTACCTTCAGTTCCTACAGGTGGAGGCGGTACAACAAACAATATGATTACTGTAAATGTAGATGCAACAGGCTCATCTGTGGCTGGTAGTGGTTCTGGGGCAGATCAACTAGGACAGTTAATTGGTGGTATAGTTCAACAAACACTTGTAAGAGAACAAAGGGCTGGAGGTTTACTTAACAGATAATGGCTTCATTTCCATCAATACAGCCCACTTATGGGATGAGAAAAACAAGTTCACCAAAAGTAAGAGTAACTTCTCTTGGTGATGGTTATGAGTTCAGAGCTTTATATGGCCTTCCTTTATCTCAAGACCCTAAAGTGTATGACCTTACTTTTAATGTGTCTGAGACTGAATCAGACGTCATTGAAGCCTTTTTGAGAAGCAGGGTTGCAGATCAGGCAAGCTTTACATTTACACCACCAGCAGAAGGCTTTAGCGCAAAAACAGGAACTTTTGTTCAATCGGATGGAAGTGGTTCTGCTGGAACAATTATTACTGTCACTTTTACAAATCATGGTGTTGCAATAGGTGATGTATTAACAGTCGATTTTAGTTCTGGGCCAACTGACGGATCATATGTTGTCGCCTCCTCTGCCGATGCAAATACTTTTACACTAACTTCAACTACTGCTGATAGTGCATTGGTTACAGTTGCAACCAATGTTGATTTCACTCTTTCTGGTGCTGGTCAATATGTCTGTGATTCTTGGACAAAAACTATCCCTTATAACAACAGAGCAATTATAAACTGTTCTTTCAGAGAAGTATTTGAACCCTAATGACAAATCCTGTACCAGAATTACAACAGCTGACAAACAAATCTATAATCGAGTTATTTTCTGTTGAACTTATACCTGATCTTCATTACACAAAATCTGCAAAAACAGCCACATATAGTCAATCAGGAACAACAATCACTATTTCACTAACTGCACATGGATTTTCTACTGGTCTTATCTTGACACTTGATTTTATATCTGGAAATGGTGTTGATGGAATTTATACGATACAAACAGTTGCTACAGATACTTTTACAGTCACGGGAATAACCTCACAGTCCACAAGTGGAAATGTGTCTTTTAATGTTAATTCAACACTAACTGATGCAACAGTTTTTCTTTTTCATGCTGGTAACAATATGAAGGATAATGGTGATATTGTTTGGCAATCTAACACATATACAAGGATGCCTTGTCAGGCAACAGGCTTTAAATATTCTGGTAAAGGTTTGCTGCCAAGGCCAACCCTTACATTTTCAAATTTGCTTGGCACAATAACAACTATTATCTTGCGTGTAAATCAAACCACCCCATTTATTGATTTACAAAGAGCTAAAGTCACAAGGAGAAGAACACTAGCAAGATTTTTAGATGAAGTAAACTTTCCGTCTAATGTAAACCCTTTCAAAGTTGGTTCAGTTGACCCAACAGCAGAACTACCAAAAGAAGTGTATTTTATAGATAAAAAAACAATAGAAAATAGAGATATTGTAGAGTTTGAAATGGTAAGCAGTTTTGATCTGGCTGGCGTTTTTGCACCTAAAAAACTTGTAACTAGAGACGACTTTCGCGGAGTCGGAACTTTTGTTAACTTTTAAATATGACTTGGAAAGAATCTTTCAAAAAATATGCACAAGAGCAAACACCTAATGAAGCTTGTGGTTTGCTTGCAATAATAGAAGGTAAAGAAACCTTTTGGCCTTGTAAAAATTTAGCAGAGGGAAAGCATGAATTTTTTATGCTTGATCCAGATGATTGGGCGGAATGTGAGGACATAGGTGAAGTAATTGGAGTAATACATAGTCACCCTGTAGGGGCTGCAATAGCTTCAGAGGCTGACAAAGCATCTTGTGAACATATTGGCTTTCCATATTATATTTACAGTATTAATCAGGATCATTGGATATGTATAGAGCCTACAGGTTGGAAAGCTCCTTCACTTATTGGTAGAAAATTTATCTGGGGTAAATATGATTGCTGGTCTATTGTGACAGATTGGTTAAAAGAAAATAAAAATATAAACATTAAATACTGGCCTAGACCAAAAACATTGATGGATTTTGCTAATAATCCATATTTTGAGAAAGTGCTTACAGAATCAAACTTTGTAAAACAACAAAATAATAATACCTTTAAAGAAGGTGATGTATTACTTTTCAAAGGTTCAAAAGGAAAAGCTAGTCATGTTGCTGTTTATATTGGTGATAGTATGATATTAAATCATAATTTTAAAGCCTTAAGCTGTAGACAACCATTAAGTCTAAGTTACCAAAAGGCACTTCAAGGAGTTTACAGATATGCAGCTTAGAACAATAAAAGTATATGGAAATCTTAGGAAATTTTTAGGCAGATCAACATTTCAAGCCGCTGTAAATTCACCACAACAGGCATATAGTTTTTTAAAAGCAAATTTCGCTGGAATTGAAAAACATATGAATAATCAAATTTATCAAGTGAAAATGGGAGGGCGTGTTATAACTCAAGATTTTATATCTACAACTGGTCAGGGTGATATTCAAATAATTCCTGTTGCTGTAGGGTCAGATTTTGTCTTTGATTTTGTTAAAGATGCTGTTAATTTTGTTGTAAGTAATGTTATACCACTCGCTACAGCTTTCATTACAGGTGGTACAAGTCTTTTGCTTACAACAGCAGCATTAACTCTTGCTAGTGATTTATTAACACCTGATTTACCAACAAATAATGTCTCTTCTGTTGGGGACACTGATCCAAGTATTAGGGGGTCTTATAATTTTAGTGGTATTCAAAATGTATCTAATAGCGGTGTTCCAGTTCCAATAATATATGGACTTGTTTTTAGTGGTTCAATTATAATTAGTTCGGGTACTGATTCAACCCAAGTCGTTAAAAGCATAACCTAATGCCTAGATTAGTTGATGACCAATTATTTGGAACGGACAGAAAAGTTGTTGATCCTGACCTTATAGACGGTGGTCTGCGTAGTAAACAATTTGCGACAATATTAGATTTACTTGGATATGGTGAGATAGATTCAATTTTTGATGAAGGTGGTTTTGGTACTGATACATTTAGAAAAAATGTTTTTCTTGATGGTACACCTTTGCAAAATGCAAACGGTGAAGAAAATTTTTCAGATGTAGAAGTTTTTTTTAAAAATGGTGCATCAGATCAGACAGCATTACAAGAAATTAATGCAATAGAAAATACCATTCCCGTAGCTGTCGAAGTTACAAAAGATACGCCTGTTACAAGATCAATTACAGATACTAATGTTGACAAAGTAAGAGTATCAATACAAATTCCAAGTTTACAAAATTTCAAAGATGATGGAGATATAACTGGTACAGAAGTAAAAATATCCATTCAAATTGTAGAAAATAATGGTACTATTCATAATCCCGTTGTTGAAGATTCTATAGATGGTAAGGCTACAAGTCCATTTGTAAAAGATTATGAAATTAAGTTTGAAAAAACAATGAGTTTCCCTGTTTCAATAACAGTTATAAGGAATACGGATGATAGTGCAGAAGCAAGATTACAAAACAAAACAAATTTTTTATCATTAACTGAAATTAATACAGATACAAGTGCTTATCAAGGTTTTGCTTATGTTGGAATAAGATTTAACGCACAAGAATTTCAATCCTATCCAAAGCGGTCATATAGGCTCAAGGGAACCAAGATAAAAGTGCCGCACGGAACGACTATTGATTCAAATAATGGAAGAGTTATATATCCAGCAGATTATACATTTAATGGTACTTTTAAAACAGACAAGGAATGGTGCTCTGACCCCGCATGGATTTTATATGACATATTGACAACAGATAAAGGTTTTGGTGGTACAGATGGTGTTATTGATGCAGATACTTTAGATGTTTTTAGTTTCTATTCTGCAAGTGCATATAACAGCCAATTAATTACAGATCCCATAACAGAAACAACAGAACCAAGATTTAGTTGTAATGTAATTCTGAATCAAAAAAATGATGCCTATTCCTTGATTAATGATTTATGTTCTGTTATGAGAGCGATGCCTTTTTACAGTGTAGGCTCCCTTACCCTATCTCAGGATAGACCTACTGATACTGCAACAAATACATCTGACGCTCAATATATATTTACAAATGCTAATGTCAGTGAACAAGGTTTTACATATACAGGTGTAGGCCAGAAAACAAAATTTACTGAAGTTGAGGTTTCATATTTTGATAATGATACGCAGACTTTGAATTTTGAATATGTAAGTGCAGATGAAATAACTGCTTTATCAGGTTATACAGCAAAATTTGGAAAAATTAGAAAAACTTTAAAATCTTTTGCCTGTACGTCAAGAGGTCAGGCTAATCGACTTGCAAGATGGTTTTTGTACACAAATTTAAAAGAATCGGAGCTTTGTTCTTTCAAAGCAACTCTCGAAGCTGGTGTAGTTGTAAGACCTTCAATGATTATAGGTATTGCAGATAGTTTGAGGGCTGGTGTTCGCAGAGGTGGTCGTATAAAATCTGTAACTAATTCAACAACTATTGTTGTAGACGATGCAAACAATACTGATTTGACAGCAGAAAATTCTGCAACTCTTTCTGTTATCATGCCTGATGGTTCAACTGAAAGCCGTAGCATTTCATCAATTTCTGAAACAACAATTACTGTATCTTCTGCATTTTCTACATCACCACAAGCAAACTCTATTTGGGCGATAGAAAACACTACAGTTGAGTTTCAGACATATAGAGTCCTTGGAATAGAGGAGACAAATCATTGTGAATATAATATTTCAGCAATTATTCACGATACAAATAAATATGCACAGGTAGAAGACGCCTCCGTTCCTGCAAACCCAAGAACAATAACAACTTTATTAGATGAAAAACCATCACCAAGTAACTTAACGGCAACAGAACAAATAGTTGTTTTAAATAATAGAGCAGTTTCAAAAATATTTGTATCATGGCAACCAGAGCAAGGCGTAAAAGAATACTTATTTGAATTTCAATTTGAAAATGATAATCCTGAACGTTTAAGAGTTTCAAGGCCAAGTTTTGAGTTGTTTGAATCAAGGCTTGGTACTTATAAATTTGCTGTAAAATCATTTAATACGTTAGGTAAACTAAGTTCTTCTACTTCTACGTTTAGTTTTACGGCTGTTGGTAAAACAGAAGTGCCAGAAGATCCAACAAATTTGACAGTAGAACCTGTTTCAGAAGAATTTGTTAGATTGAGATTTGACCCCTCAACTTCAGTTGATGTGACCCATGGTGGAAACGTAATAGTCAGGCATACACCAGAAACAGGAAGTGATGCTACATTTGCAAATTCAACAGAAATAATCCCAAAGCTTTCTGGAAATATTAGCGAAACTTTAGTGCCTGCTTTAACTGGTACATACTCAATAAAATTTAGAGATGATGGAGGAAGAGTATCAACAAATGCAGCCAAAGTTGTAGTCACAGAACCAGACCCACAACCACATCAAGTAGTCTTTACTGAAAGAGAGGATCAAGATTCACCAGCATTTCAAGGTGCAAAAGTTTCTACGTTTTTTAGTAGCGAT